TCGCCTTAACACAGGAACGAAGGCGGCTGTCACTGTCGGTTCGCTGACGGCAACGGCGAAGTACGGCGGTGTCAGAGGCAACGACATCAAGGTCGTTATTGTCGCCAACATCGACGACGCTGCGAAGTTCGATGTTAGTACCTACGTCGGTACGCAGTTGGTCGACCAGCAGAAAGCCGTTGCTAATATCGCAGGACTGGTAAGTAACGCTTGGGTTGTGTTCAGCGGCACGGGGTCGTTGACCGCCTCGGCTGGCGCACCATTAATCAGCGGAGCCGATGGCACGACGACCAATGCAGACCATACCGACTATCTGGCTGCTCTGGAGCTTTACGAGTTTCAGACGGCAGCATACAGCGGCACTGATAATACGCTTAAGGGCGTCTATGCGGCCTTCGTCCGCAGGCTTCGTGAGGATGAGGGTAGGAAGGTGCAGGTTGTCGTTGAGAACTATCCAACAGCTGACTACGAGGGCGTAATTGCCGTTAAGAATGGCGTTGTGCTGACCGACGGGACGACGCTAACTGCTGCTCAGGCGGTTGCATGGGTGGCGGCGGCCACGGCGGCGGCAGGCCCTAACCAGGCGCTCACAGCGAGCCAATACGATGGTGCGGTTGATGTCAGCCCTCGATACACCAACACGCAGATTACAGCTGCCCTGGTTGCGGGAGAATTCCTGTTTACCCTTAGCAAAGGGCGGGCAGTCGTTGAGCAGGATATCAACACCTTCAAGAGCTTCACAGCGAAGAAAGGGAAGGTATTCCGCAAGAATCGGGCCTTGCGCGCGCTGGATGGACTGGCTAACGACTGGAAGTCGAATTTCGAAAGTTACCATAACGGGAAGACGGATAACAACGCTAACGGACGAGGTCTGTACCGTAAGGATCTGGTCAAGATTGCTGGTGATTACGAAGGGATCAATGCAATTCAGAACTTCGACCCGCTGGCTGATATCACGGTAACTCCGGGAGACGATGGCGATGCAATCTACGTTGAGGCCGGTATTCAGCCAGTAGACGCGATGGAAAAAGTCTATATGAAAGTGCGGGTGAGATAGGATGTTTAACGCTGGAGATGTAATCTCGGGAAACGAAGGGAAAGCATACGCAACGATTAACGGAGAGAACCATGAGATGTTCTATCTCAGGAACCTCAAAGCAACAGCGGAGAAAACAAAAAAAGCACTGAAACTCCTCGGTAAGCGTGGCGAACAACACAAGGCTACCGGGGGGACCGGTAAAGGAAGTATGACGATCTACTACGCAACATCGATGTTTCGTCAGTTGATGTATCAATATATTAAAACGGGTGTCGATACCTACTTCGACATAATGGTTGTGAACGATGATCCGACATCCAGAATCGGGAGACAAACCATAACACTGTTGCGCGTCAATCTGGACAGTACTGTCATGGCGGCACTGGATTCAGAGGCTGAAGACCTGGAAGAGGATTGCGATTTTACTTTTGAGGATATCGATATGCCAGAAGTTTTCAGAGATCCAGTATAAAGAAGGGATGATCAAGAATGAGTAATGATATGAGTTTGTTTTTTGCAGATGCAATCGAACAGGTTGAGGCAGTACCGTTTGTCGTATCTGATCGGATTAAAGACAAAGAGAAGAAACCCGTTGAGTGGCTTCTGCGACCGATCTCGGAGGATCAGAATGATGTAATCCGGAAGTCCGCTACACGGAAGAATAAGGGGAAAAACGGGATGCAGTTGCCAGAGGTCGACTCGAGTGAATACGTGGCCAAATTGGTCGCGGCTTGCGTCGTATACCCTAACCTGAACGATGCAGAATTGCAGCGGTCCTATGGAGTACGAGGAGCAGATGTTGTGGTCCGCAAAATGCTGCTTTCTGGTGAGTATGCTGCGCTTTGCGAGAAGGTACAGGAGATCAACGGCTTCGATAAAGACGTCAACGAACTGGCGGACGAAGTAAAAAACTGATCGACGAGGGCAACGGTGATTGGAATATTGCCTATTACGCCCTCAACGAGTACCAGATGATGCCGTGGGAGTTCGCTGACCTTCCGCGGCGAAAGAAGGCGGCGCTGGTCGCCATGATTAAAGTCCGTTTGGAAGCGGAAAAAGCCGGGCGAGCTAAAACGGAAGCGAATCGGCCGCGACGTAGGAGGTGAAAGGTTTTATGCCATCGATCCAGGCCAGTCTTGAGCTATTCGATAACTTTTCCCGGCGTTTGACTGATGTGAATCAAGCAATGGAGCGATCAAGTCAGGCAGCGGAAGAACTGCATAACCGATTGCAAAATCATATCACGCTGCGGATCGATACGGGGTCTGCACTAGCGCAGATCGAACAATTGCAGCAGAGAATGCATGGTATGAGCGGATCTGCGCTTAATATCGTCATCAACGGCAATGATGTACTGCACCAGATCGCAGCGATTGAACAGAGGATCCGGTCTTCCTTTACCGGCGCGGTCATTAGCGTCATGTTGGACCCTGGCGCAGTACTGCAGCAAGCGCAGAACATCAGACGACAATTAGAGGCGGAACTTGGACGTATTATCATCCAGCTGCAGATCCATATGCCGCAGCAGCTAGAAGCGATGTTCACAAACCTTCAGCGTCTTGTCCTGCAGTTGATTCGGGCGACGAGGCAACTTCGAGCCCAGTCGTCTAACGCGAACCAGTTAGCAGAGGCTCTGCGCCGCATTGAGCAGTTAGAAGAGCGAATCAATCAGCTGCAAGGACAGCTTAATAACCGTATTCGCGACGGAGGGCATGCAGCAGGTGGACTGCTGAGCAATCTACAGGGAATCCTAGCAACCTATTTATCTATTCAGGGATTGCAAAGTTTGCTCAAGAGTACCGTCGGGGGCGCAATGGTACAGCAGCAGATGGTCGATACGTTCTCGGCCCGAGCGGGTAGTGAAGAGCTCGGTGCCGCCATCTACAACAAAATTGTTGAACAGGCTCTCGCGCTTAAGCAAGACGTCAACGATGCGCTGACCGGCACCATGTCGTTTGTCTCAAATACGATGGACCCGACGCAGCTCGCTCAGTTAAATAAGTTAGCAATGCGGCTGCAAAAGCTAAACCCATTCGAGAACCTCGAGGGTGCTGCATTCTCCATGAAGGAGCTCCTTTCCGGCGACTATACTTCCATCGTCGAACGCTTTAACATCGGCCGGACCACTATCAAGAACAGCGACGCTTTAAAAGCCGGCAAGGCTGGAGATATCGATGGGTTTATTAAGGGTATGGATAAATTGCTTAATCAGCAGAACATGAGCGAAAAGGCGTTCGAGAAGATGCTCGATTCGCCGGCTGCGAAATGGCAGGGCATTATTAATAGGTTTAAGTATAGCCTCGCTGAAGCAGGACAGGGCGGGCTTAAAGCTTTTGAGCCGCTTTTCGACAAACTTGAGAAGGCGTTCGAGTCAGGAAAGCTTGATAGCTTCTTTAGAACGTTACAGGCGGGCCTTACGATCTTTGCAAGTATGATGTCGTCTGCAGTAGATGGCGCTTTGAAGTTTTGGGATATCATGAAATCCAATCCGGAGATTGCGACCGCTGCAATGGTAGCAAGCGGTTTGATACTCATTGGGTTGCTATGGGCGATGGTCGCACCCGTGGTTGCGCAAGCAATAGCATGGGCCGCAGCCTATTGGCCGGTTTATTTAATCGCAATTGCGATTGGAATTGTGGTTGCTGCGCTGCTTTATCTCGGAGTTACCGGACAACAAATTGTCGGTTCCGTCGTCGGGTACTTCTACTTTCTATATGCAACCATTTACAATATCATAGCCGATGTTTGGAATTTGTTTGCAGTGCTTGCTGAGTTTCTTGTTAACTTATTTATCGACCCCGTATATGCGATCAAGAAACTCTTCTACGATTTGAACATGATGTTCTTGGGGAACATGGCGAATATGCTTACAGCCGCTGAATCGTTCGCTGGCGGATTTATGAAAGTTGTGCTCGAAGGTGTAAATGGCATAATTAAGGGTCTCAACTGGATGGTCGAAGCTATGAACAAGCTGCCTGGCGTGGATATCCCGACTGCAAAACTTTTCGACGTTGATAATGTACACGCAATGAGCGATGGCATTAAGTCAATGATGAGTAAGCTCGAGGCGCCGACGTCGGACAAGAACGTGTATCGAGCAGCACGCATGCAACAGATGGACCTGGCATCGTCATTCAGTAAGGGTTACAAGGTCGGAGAAGGAATGTTCAATAAGCTGGAAGACACTGCGCGTAAAATTGATGGGTTTGGAAAAGACCAAAAGGGTGATGGCAAGCTACCGAACATCGACAAGGTCGGAACAGTCGGATCGATAGGTGATACCGTCGACATCTCGAGCGAAGATCTGAAAGTCATGCGCGACTTGGCTGAAATGAAAGCCATTCAGAACTTTGTCACGTTGACGCCGACAGTACACGTTACGACGGGCCCGGTTACGAAAGATGTTGACGTAGACGAAGTGATCGAGAAGATCGTACACAAATCCACCAGTGAAATCGAATCATCAGCCCAAGGGCTTTTTGTCTAACACAGCGCAACCTCCTGTGATACAATATGTATAATCGGAAAAATATATCATGAGAGGGTGTGTGAAGGCGGTATGTCGAAGATGCTGAAGAGGCTAGGTGTCTTTATCCTGATCTGTGGAGTGTACGGCTTTATTATTAGCGGATTACCAGAAGACATAAAAACTTCTCCTGTACCAGTCATTTTATTAATTGTTCTAATCATTGGATTTTTTGTTGTAATTAAGAGAAACAACCGTGGAGAAGAAGATCGTCAAACGGGGGTGCTCAGAAGATTCAAGGGACTTCATATGCACGGCCTTCCCGTTCAGCAACTTTCCATGACAACCCTAAAATTGACGAATGACAAGCTGTGCCTATCGGTTAAGAACAACACTTTCGAAATTGAACTGAGAAACATAAAGATTGCTGCGGCGATGACTCAATCTGACTTAGCTTTGGTTGATAAAAGTGTAGCAGGAAGAGCCGTTGTTGGCGGCATACTGTTAGGTCCCGTTGGTGCTATTGTCGGTGGCATGAGTGGTATAGGTGCTAAGAAACGGCGAGGCAATTACTTAATAATTAATTACGTCAGCAGCACGAATGAATTATCTTCATTGGTTTTGGATGGCGGTGCAATATCATCCGCTCGAAAATGCGCAACTGTAATCAATAAAGTGGCTGCA